TTATCTAGTAAAGAAAGAAAAGTAGCACCCGGTATAGCTCTAGGTGTACGACCTCCTAGTGGTATAAAGAAAGAAGATAGATTAGAGTCCCTACTAGCACCAATAGTTAATAGAAAGAAAATGTTTATTAAAAGGTCTCATACATCACTTGTAGATGAGATGTATCAGTTTCCAAAAGGTAAGAACGATGACATACTGGATGGTCTTTGGTATGCTATAAATAAGGCTAGACCTCCTGTTAGTAAGAGGTTTGATGCTACTGACTTCATAGAGAATAAGGTAGTAAAACCTGTAAGTGAAACAAAGAAAAGAGTTATCTCTTGGGTAACTGGACAAAAAATTTAAAAAGTACTTGCATTATATATATATAATTTATTATATTACACACCAAAAAGGAAGGTGTACCCATTTCTAGTATTAGAGAGTTAGAAAAGAACGAAGCTCAACACTCAGAAGTTAATAGACAGTTATGGAGAATGTGGCGAGATGCACGCTCTGAATGGGATGTAGAAGCCAGAGACTCTATAGACTTTTTTCTAGGTAACCATTACTCTCAAGAAGAGTCAGATGCTCTACGTGCAGTAGGACAAGGTGACTTTGTAATTGACAGAGTATATGCCGCTATAGAAAAACTAAAGTCTTTGCTGACTTCACGCTCACCTAAGTACAGTGCAGTTGGTAGAGAAGATTCTGATAGTAGAATATCTAATGTATGGAGAACTGTTCTTGAATACATATGGGATATCTCTGATGGTGACACGCAGTTCAAGCAAGCAGTACACGATTATGCTACAGCAGGTATGGGTTACCTGTATGCTTATATAGACCCAGAAGCTGATTATGGTAGAGGTGAGGTTAAATATACCTACCTAGACCCATTTAGAGTTTATGTAGACCCAGCATCTAGACATAGATACGCTGACGATGCGTCTGGTATTATATTATCTACTATACTTACAGAAGACCAACTTCTTAATATGTATCCTCAGGTAGAACCTTTTATAGAAGATATTGACACATACTATGACGAAGAAGATTATCCTGAAGGTAGTAGAAAAAATTCATCACAATCTTTCACGCCAGATGTTACATACGAATCAGAGTATAACAGGGTTAATAAATATAGAATACTAGAAAGGTTTACAAAAATAAAAGTTCCTTTCTATAGAATATTCAACAAACAGGATGGCTCAGAAGTTATCCTAGATATAGAAAAATATAATGACTTTATAGAATCTGAAAACGCAAAGCTTTTAATAGAAGCTGAAATGATTGAGATTGTTGAAGTTATGCAAACAAGAATTAAAGTCTCGGCAACAGCAGGTGATGTGTTGTTGTATGAGCAAATATTAAATACAGACATATATCCGATAATACCAGTTCCTAATATATGGACAGGAACTCCTTATCCGAAGTCTGATATTGCAAAAGTCAAAGACTCACAAAGACTTTTGAACAAGCTTTTCTCTCTCACTCTCTCACACGCTCAGGCCTCTGCCGGATTGAAGTTGATGGTTCCAGAGGGGAGCGTAGATGATTTGGGGCAGTTGGAGCAGGATTGGGCTAGACCCAATGCTGTTATACCTTATAACCCAGAGTTTGGTGCACCGCACTTCCCTGCCCCACAATCACTCTCAGGAGAGTTTTATAATTTAATGAGTAGAATAGAGCATTATATAGATTTAAGTTTCGGTATCCCAGAACTAATGCAAGGCTTCAAAGAGTCTGCACCTGAAACAGTTCGTGGTACTGCGATGCTTGCCGAGATGGGTGAGACTCGTGGTAAATCTAAATTAAGAGATATCGAAGGAAGTTTGACAAGGCTAGGTAAGAGTTTATATAACCTAGCTAAGGGTCATTATACTTACGCAAAGACCTTTAGAATTGTACAGCCAAATAACGACATTACGGAGTTTACGGTAAATATGTATGATGATAGAAGTCAGGAAATTAATGCCATTACAAATGACATCACCGTCGGGCATTATGACGTGAGAATCATATCCGGTTCAACATTACCTTCTAATAGGGTAGCTGAATATCAGATGTACCTAGAAGCGTATAGAATGAATCTGGTAGACGATGTCGAGGTTTTAAAGAAAACTGAAATCTTTGACAAACAAGGTGTTTTACAGCGAAAAGGCCAAATGGCTCAGATGCAGTCTTATATCAAACAACTCGAAGCTCAGGTCAAGAAACTTAGTGGAGACCTTCAAACAGCAGAGCGTGAAACGCTCAACTCAAGAAAGAGGGCTGAAACTGAGAAGTTCAAGAGCAGGCTTAATGAGATTCAAAATGATACCAAGTTCAAGAGCAAGGTACAGGTTGATAATCTAAAACGAATTGTTGATTCAGAGACGCAGGCTGTAAGCTAATGAAAACAGAAATAGTGGGAACGTTACCCGGTTCTGCTTTTATAGACATCTTTAAATAGGTGATGCTAAATTAAAAGAAATCGGAGAAGATAATGCAAGACACTATGCACGAAAATACCACAATAGAAGGCGTGGAAGGCGAAGTTTTAGAACAAGTTGTTGAGCCTGAACAAGTTGGTGGAGAGCCAGCACAACCTGCTGGCGAGGTCATTGATGATGCTAAAAAGTTTCAATCAATGTACGATAAGAAAGCCGCTGAGTATGACAAGCTTAATAATGAGCTCGAGGAGCTTCGTAAATACGAACAACTAGGAAGGGTTCTACAAGATAGACCTGACGTAGTTGAAGCGATGAGAAACACTTTGAGTGGTAATATGGCTAGTAAAGAAGAAGCCCCTAAGGTTACAGAAGATTCTTTTGACCCTTGGGAAGCTTATTACAAGCCGGGTTCACCTTCTTATGAGATGAGGGTGCAACAAGAAAGAGCTGTAGCTCAGCAAGCTGTTCAAGAACAGATGGCAGGGTTTCAGCAACAGATGGCGATTAACAACTTGAAACAAGATTTAGCTAGTAAGCACGGAATAACAGACCCTCAAATGGCTGAAGACTTTATACAGTTTGCTACTACTCCTAGGGAAGACCTTCCCTTGGATATGTTAGTTGATGTATATAGACGATACAAAGGTGGCGAGGAAAAAATATCTCCAAACTTAGAGGCTGTTCAGAAGACCAAAACAATTCCAACTACGGCTGGAGTAGTTCAAGGGTCTGCACCTGAGCAACCAAACGAGCTAGATGACGTATGGCAAGGAGTTATGAACTCGTCAAGAAATACTAAAATATAAACAAGGAGTCCTAAATGTCGACTTACAATCAAGGAATTGTAAATGTTGGTGACCCGGGTTCAGCCGCTTCTGGCTATCATACTCGTAGGTTATTCAACTTTAGTGACCGTGTGGCGGACTTGGCTCCAGATGAATCACCATTTTTCGTGTATCTCTCAAAGGTAGCTAAAGTTCCTACGGATGACCCACAATTCCGATTTTTAGAAGATAGAACCAAAGTTTCTATGACAGACCGAAGCTTCGTGCTTGATGGTAATCATGATATACCTGCGTCTGGTTCTAGCTTAACATACACAGTTGAAGAATCAGCAGGTAGTGAAACTTCAGTAGACTGGTTAATTAAGGGAATGGTTTTTGCTGTTGGCTATACAGAAAATGATTCTCCTGAAACACTCATAGTGAGAATAGAGTCAGCACCTGTAGATAATGGTTCTGATACCAGCTTTGTTGGTAAAACTATTTCAGCTATTGATGGTGCAGAAACAGTATCAGATACGACAAAATGCCAAGTTATTGGTACATCTTTTGTTGAAGGTTCTGGAGCACCAGATGTATTCTCCGAAGAGCTGGATAATGATTTTGGTTTCACTCAAATCTTTAAAACAGCTTGTGAGATGTCTAATACTGCAAGAGCAACTCGTTATCGTGGTTACGCAGATGAGTTCCAAAGAATTTGGAATCTTAAGTTACGTGAGCATAAGATTGATATTGAGCGTGCTATGCTTTTTGGTCAGCGTGCAAGTGTTGGTGGAATACAGTATAGTGAAGGTATCGCAGGTCATATTATTAAAAATGGAACATCAGTAGTAGATGACTCAGCATTATCTTATAGTGCTGGTGCTCCGTACTTTCGTAGTTCAACTGCGGCACAACTAACATACGATAGGCTACTATCTGATTTTGAAGTTGTTTATGACCCAGCACGTGGTGGTTCAGATGGAAAACTAGCATTAGCTAGTTTACCAGTAATTACATTTTTCAACAAGTTAGGTTCAACATCCTTTGTTGACCAATCCATTGGAGGTGAATTACGCTACAATATGGAGAAATCTGTTGGTTCTTATGGACACACAATTCTTCAAGTTGAAACTATTCATGGTACAATGAATCTAGTTAAAGAGCCTTTATTCAGAGGTTTTGCTTCTGGTTTCTTATGTATGGTTGATATGGATAATGTAGCTTACAGACCATTGGTAGGTAATGGAGTTAATCGTGACACTCAAATCATGACTAATGTTCAGTCTGCTGACGAAGACCTTCGTAAAGATATGATTTTAACTGAGGCTGGATTGGAAGTTTCTCTTCCTGAAAGTCACTATTTAATCAACTTAGAAGGAGTTTAATAATGGCTAGAGCAAGTTATTTAGAACAGAATAGTGGTGTAAGTAAATTAAAGCTCAAGGTTGAAAATGTAACTGCGGCTAGAACATTAACAGCTAATGATTCTGGTAAGATTTTTACACTAGACCAAGATGCTTCATTTGACATTACTCTTCCAACTGCGGCTAATGCTGGAGCTGGATGGCACGCAAAGTTTATCCTAACTGATGCTGGTAGTGGTACAGTTAAGGTTATTCCAGATTCATCTGAAGACACTTTAATTGGTATGATTACGTCTGCAGATGGTGCGGCCGCTGAGTCAGCAGAGTCTGGAGTTGATGAACTCGTATGGGTTGCTTCAACTGCGGCTCCCGGAGACTGGGCTGAGCTAATGTGTGATGGTAGTAATTACTATGTTTATGGTCAAGAGCATGACGCTGACCATATGACATTGTCATAAACTGAATAAATAAAGTTAACAGTAATTAGAACTGTGGGGGTTATCGAATAAAGGATAGCCCCCAAATCTAAGGAGAAGATATGAATTGTATACATTGTAAAACGCCAAACCCAGAACAATGGTTCTACTGCAGAAGCTGTGGTAATAAAGCTTCTGAATCTGTTTATACTACTAATTTATTTATGCAAAGTGAGATAGGTAAGAGAAGTGACATAGAATTTTCTACAGTTAGTATGGACAGTCACATAGATAAACTTAACAAAAATAAAATTGAAAAGAGTAATAAGTTTTGGAAAGAGAAAGTAAGACAAGCGGGAATAGCAAATGGCTAATTTTGATTTAAGAATACAGGATTATACTGGTATAGCAACCAGCTTGCTTGCTAATTACCAAACTCAGATGGATGATTTTATGGTTGAAGGTGCTAAGAAAGTAATCAACTCACTACCAAACTCTTTACTGTATAAATGTGCTGATAAATCAACACTAAATAATTCAACTTCAAGTCTTGATAATATGGACACTAGAGGTAAGATTTTAAATGTATTAAGGTTAGACGCTGATAGTAGTGGAATTCAAAGACCCTGTAGGTATGTTGATAGTTTTAAAAGAGGTAGGATACAAGACTCTTCAGATATGGAACTAGCTACAGCGACAGACCCGGCATATCTTATATATGATAATGTATTAGAGGTTTACCCAACACCAACAGCAAATCAAACAGCAGATGTTCATTTAGTATTGTTTCCAAGTAGTATAGATGCAAGTAGCGTTGGTGTTATTTCTAACTTTCCAGACGAAGCAGAAGACTTAGTTGTTATATACGCTTCTATAAAAATTATTGATGAACTAATGGCTGAGTTATTACCATTAACAAATGTTCAAGGAGCATT